AAAGGCTTGGGGGGCCTTCTCTGTAGAAGATACCGAAATAATAGGATCTTGTGAAGCTATCCTGACTACTAAGACATTACCAGGGTATGACGGCACTGTAATTCCCATATTATTTGCAAGAGCATATACCTCATCGTCAGTTAAGGCTCGGGAGTATATTCTAAAATCATCAATTCCACCATTCCAACAAGAATCAGCAGCCCCAATTATTAATGGGTAATTTCTATTAGCTGTGCCTGCTGTTCCTTGATAACTCCCTAGAAGCTGCCCATTAGAATAAAATTTCTGTAATCCATCAGTTGATATAGTTAAAACAAGATGATACCAAGTGTTGGCTGCATGTGCTTGTGGTAATGTAAGAGTATAGGTACCAAATATATTAGATGATTGTTGGTAGTCAGTGATTGTGCTATTATTAGATGATTGAAACCATATCCCGAAATCACGATAGTTTGTTTGCCCAGATTGGGATTTACTAACTATATGTCGTGAGGATACACCCATAGAATCTGGCGTTTTAAACCAAAACTCTATTGATAATTGATTTAGAAGATAATCATTTGAAGTTCCAAAATTAACTGATGCAGTAGCTCCATCAAAAAATGCTGCACTACCAAATTTACCAGTATCTATAATAACATTAGATAATACAGCATCATGATTATTTCCAGAAGTATCCCTAGCTACAAGCCCAAATACCTGATCAAAAGATGCATGAATAAGAGCATTCGGGATAACTGCAATAAATACTGATCCTGGTTGATAATCCAAGTAAGATCGATTTGATCCATAACATAAATAGATAGTTTTGGTGCTGTTAGCAGGTATATTAGGAACCTTTACCCATACCTTTGTATTGTAAGAATAAACAGTGCCAGGCTCTATCCAAAAAGGTAATTCAGTTAAATCACTATCTAAGACCCTTAGATTCTTTAAATCGTATCTAAGTTTACCTGCATCTATCAAAGACTTAGTATCAAAAGTAAAGCTAATCTGTTGATCAATCAGTGATGATGAAACAGAACTATTATATACCACTACATCTCTAAAGATATATTCCCCTAAGTAACTTACAAATAACGATTTAATAAAAGATCCAAATTTAACAGTTTGTGGGTAAGAGCTAGCAGTTATAGGTGTATCAGAAGTTACAGTAATATTATCACTTCCAAAAGATACTCCGGAAATCCCTATTCTAGTTTGTGTTTCATCTAAATCTACAACATAAGGTTTGAAATTAGGATAATCTTGATCAGCAAATTTGAATATATTAATGCTACTTTTAGGAAGTGTAATATGAGTTGAGTCTGTGAGCTGACCACTCTTAATGAAAGGATAAATAGTAGATGTTAGCTGAGAACAAAGAAGAGCTTCCTTGGGTTTATTGTTAGTATCTAATCCAGCAATATAAAAACCACACTTTCCTTTAATAATAGCGGCAATAATCGATGGGTATCTCTGTAAATCTAGCTCTACCCAATAACTGTAAATACCAAGCCCTAATCCTAAGATCTTATAAGTTGATCCCCAATCATAAAATCTTACAGTAGATTTACATAAATCAGCAATCGATGGATCAGCGATAACTGATGGAATCGAGAATTCATAGTAAGTAACTTGAACATTCCGTATAAAATCATACTCAGTTCCGGTTGAAGTTTGAATCAGATAACTACTTAAAAAATTAACCAATGAACTTATAGATGCTGAATAATCAGTTAAAGATAAAATCCTATAGGCTAACGCCATTTTATTTGCTCCCTATTACAATAATCCCTGGGGGATTATTGCAGTCATATTAAAACTATCTGTATTCAAGATAGTATCTTTCTTTACTTGAGCGATATTCTGTCTAAATTGAGCCATAAACTGACTTGACTGCTGTGGGTTATAAACTTCAGAATCAGCTTTAGTATAAGCAAAAGCACAAATACCATCTATTAAAAATAAAGCATAAGAAGAATCAAAAGGAATATCATTAGATAACATATCTGTAGTAACTGTAATCTTTTTTATTCTTCTAAAAGTTAGGACACCACAACTTGGTGGTGACGGATATAAATAGATATTCTTAGTAGCAGACTCAAAGGCATAAGCATATGGAGCTATTGCTGGAAATACCATTGGATGAATGGGGTAACCTTCCACAATGTAAGAGACATCAACTCTCGTTAGAGGACGACCATCAAACTTCACCATCGTTACTCCTATGGTATCATGAGGATTCTCTGGCTGGATCATTTTGGTATTAGCTGGAACATCTAGTGCATCGTTTTCTTGATACAATAATGTCTCAGTAAGGAAAATAGACAGAGCCTGATTCAGATAATCCAATAGCTCATCATCAGACCAAAAGTAAGGCTCAACTGTATCATCTAATCTTTGCCTTGCTTTATCTAAAAGCTCTTGGAATGTCATTTAGTCACTCCTTTTTTTGTTACTTTGTCTTCTGTATCTACAACAGGCTTTTCATCAGGAATCTCAACTATAGCCAAATTACCAATAAAACCTTTTCTCACTTCCTCAGCCAAAACTTCTGTATAAGGGAAAAGCACACCAGTGTCTGTATTCTTAATGTATTTAGCCATAGATTATCCTCCTTTTTTTGAAAGCGTTTTCATAAGAGAGGGCAGAACGCCCTCTCTAAATCAATTACTTAACAAACAAATGTCCTAAAAGCTGTGGATAAAGCACCTTAAAGTCATAGACCACTAAACCTTTCATTGCATTAGCAAATGTGGTCTGTGGTCTATACATCTCATTCTTCGTAAGCTGCATTACATAAACACAAGCTTTTTTATGCCCAAAGATACAATGCCAGCCACCAGTGGTAGAGTCTTTAGCAAGAAGATTAGATGTATAAATATCAAAATTAGCAACACTCCCAATATTCATTGTTCTAATAGCTGAAGTATTATCACCCATAATATGAGCCATACGAAGATCAGAATTGAGGAATTTAGACATAACCGCTGGAGGAACTACCATAAATCTCGAATCTTCTGGAACATTCTGTTCATCCAACACCTGCCAGCATCTCAAGATGGCATCTATTGGAGTTACAGTTCCGCCGCTTCCATCTCCAAGAACTAATGGGGCTCCAACAGTCCCAAGATTGATGTTCTGACTTATTTTACCAGCATTAGTTCCTTGATTGTATGCGTCTACTTGAGTATAAATGGTGCCGAGAAATTCTGTATCATAGACGATCTTAAGTTGCATAGCAGCATCATCAGCAAACTTATTCAGCCAATCTATATCCATTTGCTTAATATCAATATCATCAAGTGCAAAGTTATAATACTTGGCTCTGTTTACAGAAAATTCTATAGCTGGACTTTCAGGATACTCTAGAAGAAGTGTAGCCCCTCGTTGATAATCTCTAATGGTAATATTAGGGATAGTTCTGATGATGACTCTATCCCCAACATTCTTTACCTGACCAACATAGTCTGTATTAGAGATCTGAGTGGCTATTGTCTTAGCATAAAACTTCTCTAGAGTCTTACCAGCAAATAAAATCGGTATATATTTATTGGTGTTATCAAACGTATAATCTGGGTAACCAGCTACTCTTCCTACTGGCATTTTACTATCCTCCTAATTTTATCCTCCCCTCCTTCGAAGCTTGAATTATTTCACGCTCAATGCGATCTGCCTCCGCCTTGGGTATCTTACCCTGTGCCTTTCTCAAATAGAAGTCAGTTATCTGCTCTTCAGTAAAGAAAGGCTTGTTTGTGGATCCACCTACCACGGTCGATGGATGTCTTCCCCTAGGCGGGGAAGCAAGCTTCGATAGATCATTCTGGGGAGAAGATTGTCTTTGTTTCTTATATTCATTAAAAAATATAGCTACCCTATCTGCATCTCCTTCCTGATAGGCTAGCCTCAAAAGTTCCAGCTTGGTTCTACCTGTGAATGGATCACGGTCGTTAAGCCAAGCTAGAAAATCTGGATCCTCATTGAGAGTTCTCCAGTCAGGGACTAAGGTATCAAGCTTATTATAAAACGTCTGAAATGTAGCTTGAGTAACCTTGTCCTCAACTTGCTTTATCTCATCTTTGGTCACCACTTTCTTGGTGACTCTCTCCAGGAGCTTTGTTATTGCTCTGTATATTTCCGGAAAATCTTCCTTCAATTGCTCAATCTCAGGATCACCTGACTCTTGCTCAGATGTATCAGATGGTTGAGATTGAGATTTTTGGATAACCATTTGTTCTAGAAGTTCCAGCTTGCTCCTCATGAAAGCGTTTTCATCACGGAGCTGCCTCAACTCTTGATGAAGTCTTGGAACTTCTTTGTCATACTTACCTTTCAGCGTCTTATAACGCTGAATCCAGGTCTCTAAGGATTCTTCTTCATCCTGTTGAGTATCCTGAGAAGATGCTTCTTGTGTAATTGCAGTCTCCTGTTCGGGCTGTTCTTCAGTAAACCCTTCAGAAGGCTGGCTTGTGGCTTTCTTAAACTCTTCTTCTAGCCTTGCCGTCTCTTCCTTAATCTTATCTATAGTACCCATAATATCTCCTTTTTATTTCATATAAGCATACACTGCTCTAACTACAACCTTGCCCTTTACTGTGGTGGCCCCAGAATAAGCCAACGTCAAATCTATCGTATCATCAGTAGTATATCTCTTACTATAACCATAAGCACCTGGAGTGGTGGTTACTCCTACCGATTTAAGATCAACAGATGCAATAAACCCATCAGTATCATCACCATCACCAACTGTAGCTGTCGCTGATGTAGCAGCATCAGATGCGGTCACTACCTCAACTTCAACACCAAGAACTCTAATACCATCCCATACAGGAAGTGCTTGCACTACATCACCATTAGCAGCACCAAGCCTATCTAGATCAATAGTATTAGATATGACAAAGACTTTCCCCACTCCTGTAAACGGGATTCCCTTTCCTACATTGCTAGGAATTGCATTCAAAGTTGCCATCGTCCAATCCTCCTTTGTATATAAATAATATAATAGTAAAATTAAATTTCAACTACTTTTAATCAATTAGCAAACTTTTTCTAGTCATCAAGATAAAATTATTTCCTAAATCTAACCACAAGGTAATTGCATCATCTTTCACCTCCCCAAGCAAGCATAATTCTTTATCAGATTCCTTACAATACCTAAAAAAGTCATCCCATAGGATTATAACTTTAACTTCAAATTCATTAACTATAACATCTATTATCTCTTGATTTGGGTTTAGAAAACCACAGCGCCTGAGCATTTGAAGTTTATCAATAGCATCATCGATAGTTATCATAACCTCGTCACCTCTGGGTCTAAATAAAGAGTCCCTTCCAAAATTCTAGTGACTTTTCCTGAAGGATCAACTAATTCAATATCATATACATAAGTATTGTCTGGGTGTTTATAGTTTTTATCATCCGCTGATGGAATCGATGCAGAATCTGTAGCACTCATTGAGATTGTGAATTTACCATTTTGAGCATCTACAATATTACAAGTGAAATTATATGCTACATCTGACTTGTAAGTCTTTCTTATCTGTCCTCTTATTGAATATCCAACTAAGCTCACGGGCACATCTGAATCATCTGTAAGAGCTAGAAGAAGCTCCCATGTAGCCCCTTGCTTCCCTAATAAATCAACACTTCCATCTGAGTTTACTTTCAATACCTTAAGCATCTTCTTCTCCTAAAAAGACATGATTCCCTATAGTAGCTAGCACCTTTAGTTTATCAGCCCACTTAGGACGTTTAGGAGAATTATAAAGAAACTTAGCCATATACCAATAGCAGTTAGCTAAGGCTGGAAAAGCAAGATCACCATTAAGAACACGCTTTGCTAAATTAAGATAGAAAGGATCAAATTTGGACATATCTTTTAGAAAAGCCTGTAGCTTTGGATAATTGGGATCATTTTTGTTCCAGCAAGAAAATTGGTAAGGCCTCAGACATTCTACAGCAGGATAGGTATTGTTCTTTTCAGCTCTATTCTTTATAACTTGAAGAACAGCTATCTTTCCATCAGTAGGCTCTCCACGAGCCTCTCCCCAACAAGTAAGAGCTGATATTATAATGTCAATTGGTCTTATCCTCATTAGCTTTCATCCTCTGAACGGCCATCTCAATAGCTAAATTTAAGAGTGATGTCCCAACTTCAATTCCTACTGATGTAGCATAAGAAGCTAGACGTTTCACTGCTAAAGCCCGTTTTTGTTCTCCATCTGTAGTAGAATAAGATTTGGCTATCTCCATAACTATATCTAAAGCAACAGGAAGAAGTTTCTCTAAATAATTTACTACGCCTCTTTTGGCTAAAGACTCAATAAAAGAAAGAATTTGCTTAGCCTTCAATAATAACCATAACTTAAAACTCATTTTTTACCCCCTAACGGTCTTTTAGTAACTACTCTCAATACTAAATTTGCTAATGCTAGAAGGCCTAATCCAATTGTTTGAACATCTTGTTGGGAAGTTTGACCACCAGTCTTCCAATCAACAATAGCAGCTAGAAGAACAGCTACATTAAGCCATAAAGTCTTAGAATAATACCATTCCTTATTACTCCCAATCTCATGGCCTATATCAAAGATCTCCTTCAGAATTTTAAACATCTCTTTACCTCTTCAAAAGAAGAATTAACATATTTACTAGGGCTGTAGAAAGAGTAACTAGAAGAACAGTATAAATTTTCTGAATTCTGCACTCGAGTTTATCAACTATATTCTTCATATTATCACATTCCTCTCTAAACTTCGTGGTCTTTCCTTCACATATCTCCTTCAATACATACTTCTTATTTATCTCATCATTTATCAATATCCTTATACGATCAGACAATTGTTCATCAATAGGAGTCATTTCTTGCCACTTCCTCCCTTTGATTTTTTCTTCTTATTTACCCATTTGCCTCCTTTACCCTTAACCCATCCTGTTGATTTGGCACAAATGGCATATGCAGACTGCTCATCATAACCTTTCTTCATAAGATCCTTTACACAATCTTCTAAAACCTTCGGCATTTTATTCCTCCCTTTTTAGAATGGTGACTAGTTCTATAAGAGCCGAAATATATCCTTGTAGATACCTTATATATTGGTAGTCATTAGCATAAAGGAGCTTTCCTATATTAGCGTCTGAGATTTCCATAAGAGTCTTTAGAAGGAGGTCTTTCTGATCAGGCCTTAGACTTTTTAAAACTCTTATTATATCTTCATTATTTACTATCGAAGAAGGTATCATACAGCTCTCCCATTTTCATTAGCTACTAAATTAACAGCATTACCTAAATCGTTAGCTTGTGTTATTTCCTTAGGCTTGGCTGGTTGTGTTGTCATAGCCTGCATCATCTGCTGAAGTTCTGGATTAGAAGTAAAAATCTTATCAACATCTAAACCTAAATTATTAGCAATATCTTGAAGAATGTTTTTCCTTCCATCAGCTCCAATAATTTGGGTGTCTATCGGATTAGATGTAATCTGGAGAAATTCAAGTAGCTTCTGAGTCTGCATCTGTTTACTTGTAAGAGCTTGGGTTCCTTTAGCTTGAATTTGAAGATCAGGAACTTCATCTGGATACTGAACAAGAAAGGAAATATTAAAGAAATATTGTCTTTTCACTGTTGGCTCAATGATATTTCTATCTATATTCAAAACTACATCCTTTAGGCCTCTGGAGGCGTTTTCCTGAAGCATTGCCAAACCAGAAGCCGTTCTTCCACTTCCACCAGAAGCAGTAGGCATTCCATAGAAATAAGATGGAATACCACATATCTCTGAAGCAAGCTTCAGGAAGAAATCTAAAATTAAGATCAATTGTTGAGCTATTGGTTGAACTTGTTCCATCCTAAATGCTGGGGCTGATGTCATAGCAGATTCATGAGCATCTATCATCATAAAAGGATAAATTTGCTTAGGAGCATTCGGTGATATTCTATCAATATTTCTTTCAATTATTGGACCTGATGATAACACAGCATTGTTTATCGTCGCTCTGGCTAGAGCATTTACCCCTTCTTGAAGCGGCATTAAAACATCAGCTACAGAAAGACCCCAAAAAGAATCTGGAATCTCAATAAACGACGCTTTTGAATATGGTTTCTTCCCTAAGGGATCAGGATTAAGCATGGCCTTTATAACTTTTCCACCAGCTACCCATATACATACACTATAATAAGCCAGTGGGTCTAACGAAATACCTAAAGCATCAGCTAATCCGTCCTCCTCTAATAATTCACCTTTGATTTGACCCCAATACTCAATAACATCTATAATATCGCCTTTGGTGAAGTCCTTACCTTCAAACTTTAACCTCAATGGATTAAGATATTGATTCGACGCTAAGAGAGATACAGGTTGATAGCCGCCATTATAATTATTTAGAACTTCTCTTATCGCTTCCTCATTAAACCCTTCTATACCTATTAAATTATACAAGTCTGCTGGTGATAAATGAAGAATCTCTATTATAAAATCACTATCAACGCCAGTTGACGTTGGGGATGGGAAAATATCAAAAGGACTTACTCGATTATAAGTGGGAATGATTGTTTCTACAACTTGCCTATTTGAAGCAATAAAAAGCTTCTCTTTTCTCAGAACAGGCCCTTTTAAAATTGCGGCTGGAAAAAGAACTATATCATAAAGGATATTGCTAAAAGCTTGATAAAAACCACCTTGAACAAATTGATCTTTTATTCTCTCTTCTTCCAAAGTAGCAAGCTCTTTAGCTCTCTCCTTTATTTTCTTTCGATAATCTTCTCTAAGTTTTAACTTAATGGCATCCACAGCCTCTGAGGTAAGCTGAATCCCGGATGAGAATATCTGAGTCAAAATAGATGTCATCTCCTGCGCTATCTGAGCTTCTATATCATCTGGGAGATCTGGGACTGGAGTTGGAGTTAAAGAAAAAATAGAATCATCATTAGAATAAATCTCTGCTAGCCATGCTTTTCCAGCCCTTACCTTTATATTAGTTAATGGAATAAAAATCTCTGATCCACCAGTATCTCTTCTTATTTCAGCTAGCTTTTCACTAGCGTATTGACCTTCCATATTGTGAAGCGCCAAAACCATTCTGTTGGTTATGGCAGACTTGGCTGAAATAGCATTATTAAGATCCGTCATGATCTTATTAACCAGAGGACTAAATAATGAATCATCAATCTGTTCTTTCTCTTCTACATCTTTATTCTCTATATCTTCTGGTATCGGAAGCATCTAAAACCATCCTCCAGTGGCTACACCACCTAAAGGCGGTGAACTAGAAAAATTTTGATCATCCTCATTATTGGTTATATACCTAGGAGTATAACCCATACATGCATAGGTTAAAGCATCAGCTACATGACTATACTCATTCTTATCTGGCACATCAGAATATCTTTCACCAGATAACCTAAGCCTCCTGAAACAATATTTCCCTGAAAGCGCTTTAATTAAAACTGAACATGACGGATCAACTAAGAACCCAGGCTTGCCTTTTATAGTCTTGGTAAGATATTGATTCAGAGCTTGAATGCGAGCTTGAAGAGAATTGGTATAGGCTGGGAAGGCTTTTATTCCAAAAGATCTTAAAAGAGTAAAACAAGTCTTAGATGAATCCAGCTGAGATCTTGCTGACCCTGCAGGATCACCAATAACTATAAAATTAAGCCCTCTATATTTATCAGTATTTAAAAGAGGTAAAAGCTTGTTAGAAATAATAGATGCTAGATCTGAAACATCTTCTGAAACTATCTCATCATAAACATAAAGTGATCCATCAGGAAGAAGCTGAGTTATTACACAGGCAGGATATAACCCAAAATCCATCCCTATTGTTAATGGAATGGATCTTTTCGGAATAAGCTTATCTTTAGCTACATGATATGATGGAGAAAAAAGTGGAAATACAGGCCTTCCTGTCTTTAAATAACCATACTCACCATGTATATATACTCTTATAAAGTCTGGATCTTTGCCAATAATAAGATTCTGATAATAATTAGAAGGAAGATTATTAAGATTCTCAGCTTCTGGAGATAAACCTGACGGTTGCTTGAAAAGAGCTATCTTATCTTTCACAGATTCATCAGTTAGTGGAAGCTCTTCAAAAAATTTATAAAGCCAATTATCAGTATCAGGTGGGTTAGAATCAAGAATTATATATGGATAGGTGCATTCGAAATTATACCTATCTATTCTCCTTGGATATCTTCCTATACGAGTATCTAGAAGGGTAAATACATCATAAGGCACTTCCCGTGCCTCGTTTATCCACGCACCTGATACTTCTAACGATAATAGGTCTTTTAGCTGATCAGGTTTAT